TCCGAGGCATGTCGTTTAATATCCTCTTCCTCGACGAATTCGCTTTCGTACCAAACCATGTTGCAGACTCGTTCTTTGCATCTGTTTATCCTACTATTACTTCTGGTAAAAACACCAAAGTAATTATTGTTTCTACCCCACACGGTATGAATCATTTCTACCGTCTGTGGCATGATGCTGAAAAGGGTAAGAATGAATATGTACCAACAGATGTTCATTGGTCTGAGGTTCCTGGAAGAGACCTTGACTGGAAAGAACAGACTATTAAAAACACTTCAGAACAACAATTCAAAATTGAGTTTGAATGCGAATTCCTTGGATCTGTTGATACACTGATTGCTCCCAGCAAATTAAAAAATCTTGTATACGATCACCCCAGAACAAGAAACGCTGGACTAGATGTTTATGAAGATGTTTTAGATAATCATGATTATGTAATTACAGTTGACGTTGCAAGAGGTGTAAGCGAAGACTATTCAGCGTTTGTTGTAGTTGATATTACTCAGTTCCCCCACAGAGTAGTAGCAAAATATAGAAACAACGAAATAAAGCCAATGCTATTTCCAAATATTATATACGAAGTAGCAAAAAATTACAATAGTGCATTTATATTGTGCGAAGTAAATGATATTGGTGATCAAGTAGCAAGTATCATCCAATATGATTTGGAATATCAAAATCTTCTTATGTGTTCAATGCGGGGAAGAGCAGGACAGATTGTTGGTCAGGGATTTAGTGGAAAGAAAACACAACTTGGCGTGAAAATGTCCAAGACTGTCAAGAAAGTTGGTTCACTCAATCTCAAAACAATGATTGAGGAAGACAAACTTATTTTTAATGACTACGAAATTATTTCAGAACTTACTACCTTCATTCAAAAGCATGGTTCTTTTGAAGCAGAAGAAGGTTGTAATGATGACCTGGCAATGTGTTTGGTAATCTATGCTTGGTTAGTTGCACAAGACTATTTTAAAGAACTGACAGACCAAGATGTTAGAAAGCGTTTATATGAAGAGCAGAAGAATCAAATTGAACAAGACATGGCACCATTTGGTTTTATGGACGATGGATTAAATGATGGTAGTTTTGTGGATAGTGATGGAGATAGGTGGTTTACTGATGAATATGGTGACCGTGCTTTTATGTGGGAGTATCTATCTTAATGGAACTAGACAGTCAAATAAAACTTGGACACTTACTTCTCTATGATAGAAAATGTAGAGTTTGTGGAGAAGTTAAAAATTTGATTGATGGATTTTATAGGACAAGAAAAGACAGAGGACCAGTAGCATCATCATATTCTTATGAATGTAAAGATTGTACTATAAAAAGAGTAATTACTAGTAGAATGTCATCTGATATTTTTGATAGATGGGAATATCCTGACTGGTAATCAGTTCACGCAGGATTTCCCCTTCGTAAACTTAGGTTTTAATAAATAATTTTTAGATAAACTGAGAATTTTACGGAGAAAAACATGGCGACTCCTCAATTATCTCCTGGAGTACTGGTCAGGGAGGTTGACTTAACAGTAGGAAGAGCTGATAATGTTTTAGATAATATCGGTGCAATTGCTGGACCTTTCCAGATTGGACCTGTTGAAGAAGCGATTGACATCCAAACTGAGCAACAATTACTCAATACATTCGGTAAGCCTATTTCTACCGATGCTCAGTATGAATACTGGATGTCAGCATCCTCTTTCCTTTCATACGGTGGTGTCCTTAAAGTTGCAAGAGTTGATGGTTCTTCTCTGAACAACGCAAACGTTGCACCTGGTTATGCATACACCACAAGTCTGAAAATCAAGAATTACGACAACTACAACAACACACATTCTGGTGAGGCAGTTGAGTTTGTCTATGCATCAAAGAACCCTGGAAGCTGGGGTAACAATTTAAAGATCTGCACAATTGATGACCTTGCAGACCAAAGAATTGGTATTACCACAACTGACCTGAGTGCATTTGGTGCTCAAGTTGGTTATGGTATTACTACCACAATCACTGATGTTGTTCTTCCTGGTGCTGGAACAACTTCACTCTTCAATGGTTATCTGAAGGGTATCATCACTGGTGTTACAACTGATACCACAAACGGAAACAGCACAATTGATGTTAAGGTTACATCAAGAGTTTCTTCTGCTGGAACGGAAACATCCATTACCTACGGTCAAGGAAACGCTTTACAATCTTTTGAAAGTACCGACACTGTTTTCTTCGTCAATAATGCAGGTATTAACACAGGCAACGTCACATCGGTTGCTGGTGTAACTGCTGGCGAAGTTCTTGATTGGTACGATCAACAAACTTTGGGTCTGACTAACTCAACAGTTTACTGGAAGACCATTGCACCAAAACCAACCACAAATACCTATTCTGCTGACAGAAATGGTAAGAATGATGCAATGCACATTGCAATCGTTGATGATACTGGTTCGGTAACAGGAATTCAAGGCAATGTTCTTGAAAAGCATCTGAGCATTTCTAAAGCAGGTGATGCAATTTCTCAAGTCAATTCACCTCAGAAGATTTGGTATAAGAATTACTTGAGAGACTTCTCAGAGTATATCTACGCTGGATACAACCCATCACAAGCAGTTGATGGTTACAATAACACAAGTCCTGTTGCTACTGGATTCTCCACTGCGTACACACCATACACAACTGGTCAGGGTCTCTGGGGACAAAATGCACAAGGAATTGTCTTTAGTGCCCTTGGAAACAAAACCTATTCATTAGGTGGTGGTGTTGATTATTCTGCTGCTGGCGGAATGAAGGCAGAACTTGGTAATCTGGTTACTGCTTATGACTTGTTTGCAAACGCAAATGAAGTTGAAGTTGATTATTTGGTCATGGGTCCTGGTTTAGATGTTGAATCTGAATCGCAAGCAAAAGCAAACAAACTGATTGCTGTTGCCGAAAGCAGAAAGGATTGTATGGCAGTTATTTCTCCTCACAGAGATAATGTTGTAGACCTTACAAACACAACGACACAAACAAATAATATCATCAGATTCTTCAGTGCTTTAACCTCATCTTCTTATGCAGTCTTTGATAGTGGTTATAAGTACACTTACGATAGATTCAATAATACCTTCAGATATATCCCTTGTAACGCTGACGTTGCTGGACTGATGACCAGAACGAATATCACTTCGTTCCCATGGTTCTCGCCCGCTGGTCAGCAAAGAGGAACCTTGAATAATGCAGTTAAACTTGCATACAACCCATCCAAGGCACAAAGAGATCTTCTTTATCCTGCAAGAGTCAATTCAATCGTCAATCAACCAGGCGTTGGTGTTATCCTCTTCGGTGACAAAACTGGACTGTCCTATGCATCTGCATTTGACAGAATCAACGTTCGTAGATTGTTCCTTACGGTTGAGCAAGCACTTCAAAGATCTGCTGAAGCACAACTGTTTGAACTGAACGATCAAACAACCAGAGCAAACTTTGTTAACATTGTTGAACCATATCTCCGTGATGTTCAGGCAAAGAGAGGAGTTTATGACTTCTTGGTTATTTGTGACGAAACAAATAACACTCCTGATGTTATTGATAACAATGAATTCAGAGCTGACATCTTCTTAAAGCCAACTAAGTCAATCAACTACATCACTCTTACCTTCGTCGCTACACGCACGGGCGTAAGTTTTGAAGAAGTGGCTGGTAGAGCTTGATTCATTAATAAATTAATTACATAAGGAGGAATTCAAAATGTCCACTCTCAGAACGATTACCGCTTTTAAATCAAAATTACAGGGCGGGGGTGCTCGCCCCAACCTGTTTGAAGTAGAAATTCCATCATTCCCAGTTGCTGCTGGACAAAATGTTTGGAGAACTGGTGACAACCAGGAAGCAGATACCTTCAAGTTCCTGTGCAAAACTGCTCAGTTGCCTGCTTCCAACATTGCAGAAATCGGAATTCCTTTTAGAGGTCGTACTCTGAAGGTTGCTGGAGATAGAACCTTTGATACCTGGACAGTTTCAATCATTAATGACGAAAACTTCCTGCTTAGAAATGCTTTTGAAGCATGGATGCAAGGTATCAGCAAGAATAGCAACAATACTGGTGCTACTAATCCTGGTTCATACATGACTTATGCACTTGTTCACCAACTTGGTCGTGGTGCTGACAAAGGCATTCAGTCAACTTCAAATTCTGATGCAGTCAGTGGTCAATCAATCACACCACTGAAAACATATACATTCTATGATATCTTCCCAACAGAAGTAAGCGCAATTGATCTTTCATATGATAACAGTGATGTTATTGAAGAGTTCAGCGTAACCTTCCAAGTTCAATATTGGGAACCTGGTGCTTATACCAGAGACCAGGCATAATCTGATTGCATAAATACTAGAAAGGTAATTTCTAGTATTAATAAATTATGGCGAGATTATTTGGTTTCTCTATTGAGGACAACGAACCAGTATCGCCCACTACGGTTTCCCCCGTTCCTCCTAACAATGAGGACGGGGTTGACCATTATTTGAGTAGTGGGTTTTTTGGTTCGTATGTTGATATTGAAGGTGTTTACCGAACTGAATTTGATTTAATTAAAAGATATCGTGAAATGGCACTTCACCCAGAGTGTGATAGTGCTATTGAAGATATTGTAAATGAAGCAATCGTATCAGATACAAATGATAGTCCAGTCGAAATTGAACTATCAAATTTGAATGCAAGTGACGGAATTAAGAAAAGAATTAGATCAGAGTTTAAATATATCTTAGAACTTTTAGATTTTGATAGAAAATCACACGAAATATATAGAAACTGGTATATTGACGGAAGACTGTATTACCATAAAGTAATTGATTTAAAAAACCCACAAGAAGGTATTCAAGAACTTCGTTATATTGACGCAATGAAAATGCGTTATGTTCGCCAACAAAAGAAAAAAGAAAAGGACAACTTTAGACTTGGCAACATAAACAAAGAAAATCCAATGGAATATGAGTTCCCAGAACTCGAAGAATATTTCATTTATAACCCCAAGACTTCATATCCAACGACTAATCCAGCATCAATGGGTGGTCATGGTGGAATCAAAATGTCTAAAGATTCCATCACATATTGTACATCTGGACTTGTAGATAGAAATAAAGGATCAACTCTTTCATATCTCCACAAAGCAATCAAGTCACTCAATCAACTCCGTATGATTGAAGACAGTCTTGTTATCTACAGATTGTCAAGAGCACCAGAGCGTAGAATTTTCTATATTGACGTTGGCAATCTTCCTAAGGTAAAGGCAGAACAATATCTTCGTGATGTTATGATGCGTTATCGTAACAAGTTGGTTTACGATGCTTCAACTGGCGAAATTCGTGATGACAAGAAATTCATGAGTATGTTGGAAGATTTCTGGTTACCTCGTCGTGAAGGTGGTCGTGGTACAGAAATCACTACACTTCCTGGTGGACAAAACCTTGGCGAAATTACTGATATTGAATACTTTAAGAAGAAACTTTATCGTTCATTGAATGTTCCACCATCAAGAATGGATGGTGAAGGTGGTTTCAACTTGGGTCGTTCATCTGAAATTCTTCGCGATGAAGTTAAGTTTAGTAAGTTTGTTTCTCGTTTAAGAAAGAGATTCTCATACATGTTCAATGACATGTTGAAAACTCAATTGATTCTGAAAAATATTATTACTCCAGAAGACTGGAATATTATGGAAGAGCATATTCAATATGACTTCCTGTATGATAATCATTTTGCAGAACTTAAAGATGCAGAACTTCTGAATGAAAGATTGAGTATGGTTCAGGTTGCAGAACCATATGTTGGCAAATATTTCTCACAAGATTATCTGAGAAGAAAAATTCTTCGTCAGACTGATCAAGAAATTATTGAACAGGATGCTTTGATCGAAAAAGAAATCAAAGCAGGTATTATTCCAGATCCAAGTATTGCTGTTGATCCAGAAACGGGACTTCCACTTGACCAAACTTCTAATATGAATTTGGGCAAACCAGTTATGGAACCAAATGCCGATTCTCAAGGAGCAGCAACAGAAGTTGATGGAAAAATAGCAGAAATCCCCAAGGGCGGGGAAATATAAATACCACTGATCGTTTATTAATAACATCAAATGGATGACATTTTGGACATGATTATTGCAGATGAGTCTCCATCACAAATTAGTGATAGGATCAAAGACTTGCTTTTTGCAAAGTCAGCAGAAAAAATTAACGACCTTAAACCATCAGTATCAAATTCAATGTTTGGATTTGATGTAAGCGGTGGTCAAACTGAGGAAGAATAATAAAAAATCTGGGTATTTATAAATAACTATTAAATGAACTCATAAGAATAATGGCACATAGACCAGTTGGGGCTGCATCCTCATTTAGTTACTCTGCAGGTACTGCAACAACATCATCCTCTTTTTCCGTTCAATCGAGCGTATTGAGATTGGTTGCAGTCAATGCACCCGTACATGTTGTGATTGATGGAAATCCATCAGCAACTGTAACTGACTACTATGTTCCAGCAGATACTTCAGCAACATTAGCACTTACAAAGGCAACCAATCGTGTTGCTGGTATTACAACAGGAGCAACAACAATTGTTTCTGTTCCAGAGGGAACACAAGTTCCATTTGGTGTTGGTGATTTTGTAACCTTATCTGGTTCAACATATCATGATTTTGATCATAAAGAAGTTTTATCGGTAGATACTACATCCAATTATGAAGGTTATTTCCAAACAAGAATGACCGTTAACCATGATTCGAGTGGCATCTTAACCGCATTTAGTGGTGAAGATGCTTCAGTATTTAATTCCGTAAAAGTATCCGCTTTCGGAAAAGGAACAGGATATCTTCATTATCAACAAGTTCAAACTTCAGGAATCGCCTAAAATGAAACTTATTAGAGAAGAAATCGAATCAGTAAACTTTATTACTGAAGAAAAAGACGGAAAGAAATCTCTCTACATTGAGGGTGTTTTCCTCCAAGGAAACATTAAGAACCGCAATGGTCGTATGTATCCGATGGAAACCCTTCGCCGTGAAGTTGAAAGATATAATGAGTCAAATGTTGTTTGTGGCAGAGCACTTGGTGAACTTGGACATCCAGACGGTCCAACTGTAAACTTGGATCGTGTTTCCCATAAAATTGTTTCACTCAGAGAAAGTGGTTCTAATTTTATTGGAAAAGCAAAAATCCTCAACACCCCAATGGGTAAGATTGCAGAATCACTTATTGGTGAGGGTGTAAAACTTGGCGTTTCTTCTCGTGGTATTGGTTCACTGAAACCAACCCGTGAAGGATTTAATGTTGTTGGCGATGACTTTATGTTAGCAACTGCTGCCGATATCGTCGCTGATCCTTCTGCTCCCGATGCTTTTGTTGAGGGAATTATGGAAGGTAAAGAATGGGTTTGGGATGGTGGCATTCTTCGCGAGAAGTTTGCAGAACAAACTCAACGCAGAATCAATACTTTAGTTGAACAAAAACAACTAGAAGAACATAAGTTAAACCTATTCAATGATT